ATTGCTGAGGTAGCACCGGATCTCGTTCTTGCTCTTGTAAATGGTATTCTTGATAACTTGCCAACGCTCATTGAAGCCGCCACCAATATTATTATGACCATTGTGGGAGGACTTATAGAAGCACTGCCGCAGATTACAGAAGGGGCACTTCAACTGGTTCTTACTTTGGTGGATGGTATTATCGCAAATTTACCAGCGCTTGTAGAAGCAGCACTTGTGATGATTGTGACCCTTGCCACGGGTCTTGGTGAAGCCCTTCCGGAGCTGGTTCCTTCTATTGTAGAAGCGGTTATTCTCATTGCCCAGACGCTGATCAATAATCTGGATTTGGTACTCGATGCAGCTTTTCAGATCATAAGCGGACTCGCTCAAGGTCTACTCAACTCACTGCCGAAGCTAATAGATGCCCTGCCTCAAATCATCAATAGTATCATTACCTTCATCACAAATAATCTACCTAAGATTATCGAGATGGGCGTTCAACTGACCATTCAATTGGCAGCAGGACTAATAAGAGCCATCCCTCAGCTTGTCGGTCAGCTCCCGCAAATAATCACTGCCATCGTGACAGGCCTTGGCAGGGCTATCCCATCCATGATGGACGTGGGACGAAACATCGCAAGAGGTCTATGGGATGGTATTTCATCCATGATAGGGTGGCTTAAAGGAAAAGTAGATAGCATGATCAGTGGCATTGTCAAAGGTGTTAAAGGCGTTCTTGGAATCCGTTCACCTTCTAAAGTGTTCGCCGGTATTGGTGCCAACATGAGTGAAGGTATCGGAGAAGGATTCACTGAGGCCATGAGCGGGGTTGAAAAAGACATTCAAGGCGCTATTCCTACAGACTTTGACCTCGATCTAAACTCTCAAGTTTCTGGAAGTCTCGGTGGATCTGAAGGTGCAGTCTTTGATGTAACCATTCCACTAACCATCGATGGCAATATCTTAACCCGTGTCATTGCACAGCTACAGTGGAATCAAAATACGGTGACCGTTAGAAATCTTGGTGTAGCAGGATCATAAAAACAGAGAGGAGGGATGAACCTTGATTGAAATCTATGCGGGTAGTACTTTGCTTCAAAGCATCAAAAAAGTTATGAGTTCTAATGTTAGAGAAACTTTGGAAGGGGAGTACACCCTTTCCTTTACAGTTCTTGCGAAATCGGCGTTAGCTCTTAAGGTAAAACAGATCGCAAAGCTGGATGATCAGTATTTTGAAATCGTACAAATATCAAAGAGTCTTCAGGGCAGCCTTCCTATCTGTTCCGTGATCTGCGAGCATGTATCTTACCTACTTAACCATGAGATGTATAACATCACAGAGTTTGATTTCACCGGGGATCCATCAGCGGGACTTGCTCAAGTTCTTTCAGGAACTCCTTTTAATGCGGGGGTTGTTGACTACACAGAAAGTGTCACCATGAAGATCAATCAGGAGGTCTCAAGAAGGGCTGCACTTATGCAGTACATTGCCATCCTTGGTGGAGAGATAGAATATGACGGTTACAACATCAACATCCGAAGTCATAGGGGAAGTACTGATTATATCCCGGTGATGGATTCAAAGAATGTCACCAATGTGGCGGTATCCCATGATTCCAGGGAGAATGCTTCTTCCTATGACATCTCATTCTTTAAGCTTTTAAATCTTGCGGTGGGCGATAATGTGCAGATTGTGTTTAGTCCCTTGGGAATCAACGTGAAGACGAGAATCATCTCCCTGGAATACAATCCGTTCTATCGCTACAACATCCGGGTGGAGGTTGGGAAATATAGACCCAGCATTTCAGACACCTTTTACCGGATTGAAAGTTCTTTAAATAATGTGGGAAGCTCCGTGGATGATATTCAAACACAGGTGAATGACCTGGGAGTGTCCTATACCATTGTCTCTAATTTGGTTGTGACTGAAACCACCATTGATGTGACCTACACCGTAGAAAAGGGCGATACCCATCAATATCACGCACAGTATCAGTACACCACAGACAGCGGGGGAAGAATCACAAGCATCACCCTCGACAATATTTTCTCTGAGCTTCTCTTAAAGGAAGTGTCCACGTTGACGGTGGATATGATGAGTTTTTATATCGAATATGCAGATGGAACAACCGCGACATACAACTACACCGTGGATAGCGGTGGTCGAATCACCAGTGTCACGAAAGTATAAAGGAGGGCTGAATCCATGAGCTATGATCATATTTTTAATAATACCTTGGCCATTTGGACAGCCTTTGGTGGCAGGGGAGATGTTCTCTTCACTATCCCAACTTTGAGCTGGACCAAGAAGTACTATAATAACTTTGGTTATACCCAGTATGGTAGTGAGAAGCAGATTAATGTCTATGATAATGGCAATGCACAGATCGCCGTTTATTATGCAAAGACTCCATATATGTCCTACTGGAACAAGACCACCAAGCAGTGGACCGTGGTCAGCGTTCCCTGGTGGAGCTATGGTCAGCCGGAGATTCTCTATGCAGCAAACGGTGTGTTTATTGCAAAGATCGTGGGACTTGCCAATGTTATCGCTTCTTTTGATGGCATCACTTGGCATAATGCTGGATACTGTCCGGGAGCCTATAATGCCATGACCTGTGGAGCTTATGATATGGCCATAGGGTCTGGTATCGTCAGCTGGTGGTACTATAAGTCTCCGGTCTATTATAGCTTTGATTCTCTTGAGGAAAGAACTGCATGGACCTTGGTTGGATCGGATGGAACTTCGGTACCAATCTTCAAATACCTGACCACCCATAAGGGGAATTTTATCGGTGTGGTTGGTGGTGATAAATCTATAGCGATAGCTAGCTCAGCCAGTCCCGGTCTTTGGACCACGACCATACCTGAGGATGTGAACGATACCCGGTATATGTTCATTCGGTCTGTAAATGATGTCCTCTTTGTGATGAAGTTCAACTACACCAATGTGGGTGGCGATTACACCTACTATGTGAAGCTCTGCGTGATGAGCGATGATGCCACTCAGATTACAGAAACAAATCTTTCATGGGTAGGAGATCTGGCCAACAACAACATCCCAAATCCAAGGAACATCATCTGGATGGAGGACTGGGGCAAGTTTGCCCTTCTAAAAGAGAGTATGCTCTGTGTCTCCAATGATGGACTATATTGGGAGGGAGTTGAACAGCCAGGTTTCACAACAAGTCAGTACGATACCTTTGATGGTGCTATCTACATTCCCGGTGAAGGCTTTTATGTAAAATCCAGCGGCTATGTTTATTTTGGTGCTTATTAATAAAACTATGACGTCCTTCGCCGGGCGTCTTTTTATATACAACAATTTATGAAAGTGAGGTAACGACAATGAGAGAAATTTGGAACATTGTTCAGATGATATTTGCAGCTGTGGGCGGTTGGTTGGGTTACTTTTTGGGAGGCTATGATGGGTTTTTGTATGCTTTGATTGCCTTTGTGGTGATCGACTATCTGCTTGGGGTCATGTGTGCCATTTTAGAAAAGCACTTATCCAGCGATGTAGGTGCTAAGGGGATTTTCAAGAAAGTAGTGATTTTCTCCCTAGTAGGTGTGGCGCACATCATTGATCAGAACATTATCGGAGATGGTAGTGCCATTAGAACAGCAGTGATCTTCTTCTATCTGTCTAATGAAGGGATTAGCATTATTGAAAATGCAACAAGACTTGGACTGCCTATCCCCGAGAAGCTCAAAGACATCCTAGAGCAGCTAAAAGATGGAGGCGATAAGGATGGCACTAAGTAATTTAAAGACAAAATACATGACCAGAAATGATTGTTATACAGCCGGGAGAAAGATCACACCAAAAGGCATCATGGTTCATTCCACCGCTACGCCGGGAGTGATGGCCGCCGATTGGTTCAGTAGATGGAACAAATCCTATAAGGCTGGTGAAATCAATCGTCAGGTTTGTGTCCATGCCTTCTTGGACGATAAGGAAGTCTGGCAATACCTACCTTGGAATCATAGAGGCTGGCATGCAGGAGGAAAAGCGAATGATACCCACATCGGTTTTGAGATATGCGAGCCGAGTGGGTTTTCTTATTCAGGTGGTTCTAACATGGTAGGCTATGATGTGAAGAAAAATGAAGCCTACTTTAGAAAAGCCTGGCAGAATGCAGTGAATCTTTGTGTTCATCTTTGTAGAGAGTATGGTCTGACTGAAAAAGACATCATCAGCCATGCAGAAGGAAATAAGAAGGGGGTCGCATCCAATCATTCCGATGTAGGGCACTGGTTTCCAAAGCATGGGGAGAGCATGGATACCTTTAGGGCTGCTGTGAAGAAGGAACTGGAGAATGCAGATGATGGAAAAGAAGATTTTGAAGTGGGTAATATTGTAGAAATCAAAGCGTCTGCCAGAACCTATTATCCAGGAGGTCCAATCATTCCAAACTGGGTGAAATGGAACTATCACCTGATTACCCAGGATGTGTTTAATGGAAAACCTGTGATCAAAGGCGGCAAGGAATGTGTTCTACTTGGTAAAACCATTTTGAAAAGCACCATGGATGAGAAGGCTGGTATTATGACCTGGGTTGATAAAGATAATCTTGAGATGGTCAGTGCTGGTGTGGAGGTCGAACCTGAGAAGGAATCCGGTAAAAAATACTACCGGATACAGGTAGGCGCCTTCAGCGAAAAGAAGAATGCAGAGGCCCTAATGGCTCGCTTAAAGAAGGCAGGATTTGTTGCCTACATGAAGTATGAATAGAAGGAAAATCTCAAAATTATAGCCGGTGTTATCTCTACAGCATCGGCTTATTTTTATCCCTATATATAGTAGAAATGACTTGATAAATACTCGTTTTAGAGTGATATATACTATGACGCCGATACCCTGAAGCCTTGAATTATAGGCGTTTCAGGGTTTTA